AGTTCTAGGGTCGTCTGGATCGATTGAGCAAGAGTGCCGTAGATGTCGATTGACGCTTGCTCGAAATCGGAGACTTGTTGATTGTTCTTATATTGGATCGTGATGGAGTTTCTAACGTCTCCAGATCTAGTTGCTAGTTGTAGTCCAGAGGCGAAGGCGTTATTTGCACTTAGATCGACATATCCATTTGTAGAAAGGTACGAGCTGCGATGAGTGCTGTCGGCGTAACTAATCTGACCAGCGCCGTTCTCGTATAGGTATCCAAGCCCAGAGTTTGCTAGAGCAGCGACCAAAGTATAGGCATCCGTCACAGACGCGCTTCTGGCGGTTAATTCGTAGTTGCCAATGTCTATCTCTCCAAGCCCAGAGTTTTCGGCATTTGCCCAAGTTGTAGTCGGATCGTAGGCAGCCCATGTTAGGGCAGCCGGTACTTCGTTCCAAGCGCCGTATAGGATTCCTTGTAACACATCGTAAATCTGCTCACCGTCTAACTCTTTTACAAGTACGCCTTCGGTGAGTACCTTTGGAAGTCTAGAAAGCGCACCGAGAGCGGTAATCGAAATCGTCTGCGTTATTCCGATTGAACCGCCGGATTGAACTCCTACAATGATGTCGGTAATAGACCCACCAAAGAGAGCCACGGGATCTCCATTGGAGTCGTTTACGTAAACGGTCACGGCTGAGTTGATCGCCGGAGCGATAGCCGAGTCGTCTAGGTTGATCAGAGTTAAATTGCAATAGCCAGCGATGGCTTGAGTATAAATATCATTCCGACCAGATCCAAGATTGAGATTGGTTAGGGACACATCTTTATACTCAACTCCATCGATTTTGATGCTCCACGTCGGAGTCCAAATTGTCATGATACGAACGCAAGCCTATTCGCGCCTAGAGTCCCGCGAGCATTTGAGCGGTTAAGTACATCGACGATTGTGCGAGCCGTACCTTCCGCATCGATGGCTCCGTTCACGGTTATGTTGAAGGTGCTACCCATTCCGCCATTTGGAACGATTGTCCCGTTGGAACTAGGGACAAACATCTCAGCTCCGCGCTCACCTACAACGTAAGACTTGCCAGCCGATACTGAACCACCTTCGGCGCGAAAGCCACCGAATGCCGAACTGATCGCATTGCCGATTCCTTTGACGACTGGATTATTAGCAACCAAAGAGATCAAGGATTGGATTGCTCCAACCACACTCTTAACGATTCCAAAGAGTGTCTGGAATCCGTCGATGAGTTTACCCACAACATTGATGACAACTCCCAGAGCGATGCCTATTCCTTGAATGGCTAATTTTAAGACTCCACCTAGCAAGGGTGCTACAAAGTCTTTCAAGAATTTAAAGAGCGCCATGAATTCCTCTTTGTTAGCCATGACCGCGGCTTTAATCTGATCAAATGCAAACTTAAAGCCTTCAAGTACCGGCTGGAATATATTTGTGATTAGATCAATGTACGTCTTGAAGGCGTTAGTCAAGCCATCTTTGCCACCAACGGAATCAATGAATCCGGCAACGGCTGGAATCACTGTGTTCACGATTGTATTAATCATCGGAGTAATTGCGTCTAAGACAAAGGATCCAATTGTCTCTTTACCTTCGTCAAACGCAACGCGCAAACGAGCCAACTTGCCAGCAAACGTATCCGCTTGAATAGTGGCTTGCCCGCCAAAGGTAACCGCGAGCGACTTCGTAACTTCGTCCATCGACATAGTCTTGAGCTGTGCGGCTGTTAGTCCTACGCCCAATCGTGAGAGTGCGCCAGTATTTCCTTCGGCGGCGCGAGCCATTGCATTCGTTACCGCTTCAAGTGACTTACCCGATCCGGCGGCAACATCTATGGCAACCTTCTGGAGTTTGAGAGCCTCGTCCGAATCCTTAGTCGCGCGGACGAACCTTTCGAAGCTCGGACGAAGTTGATCATCGGTAAGTCCGGTTAGAAGTGAAGTCTGAAGAATCTGATTTTCTACCGCTGCGATTTGGGCATCGGTTGCGTTGGTGACATTTTGTAACGTTGTGGCTAGTTTTGCCTGAGCCTGCTCATCGGCGATAGCCGACTCCACGCCTTGCTTGAGAAGTACCGCACCGTAAGCGAGAGCCGCTGCGCCGGCAACGGCGAACGCCGCACCAGCCATCTTTCCGAACTTGGCAACTTTATCGCCGAACCCTTGCACTTCTGCTTCTGCGCCTTTGACTCCGCGCTTTAACTCATCGAAATCCGCGTCAAAGGTGATCTTGACCTTTGGAATACCAGCCATTAGTCGAGTCCTAACTTTTTAACTACGTCTTGAACCATTTGAGCATATTCACGGGCAACGATTGGCGTGTAGTAATCGACCGCTGGAGTCATCCAATAGCCGCGCTTGTTATAGGCAGCCTTAAAGCGGTTTGTGTACGCACGTCCTAAACTATCTACGCCCCTATTCGATCCAAATTCAGATCCCCACAATAAAGCGCCCGCAGGTGCAGATTGTTGCCGCACCTTTTTACCTTTGCCAGACTTTGATTGTTCCCCGCCATACTTGCGACCGACATGCTTAGTGCCACCAACATCGACTCGAATCAACCGATCTCTTTTAGCTGCAATTGATTGCGCGACAAGTTTGGCTTGTGGAGACGGAGCGGATTGGCTGAACATCAAAAGTTGTCCAGCTAGTCGTTGAGACAATGGCAAGGCTTTTGATCTAATTTCATTTTGAGTATCTTTGTCTAGCGCGTTCAGTAATCTAATTAGATTTCGGAATTCCACAGGATCGACGGTTATCTCAAATCGTCCCTGTTTGGCTTCACTTGCCATTCCGTTTCTCCAATATCTCGATTGCGGTGTAGATCTGCTCCGCCGTTTCCCATTCTTTCATTGGTATCCCTGTCGCGATTGCGAGTTCTACCAAGACTCGATTTAGGCTTCCGGCGGCGTAACTTTTGGGACTTCTACTTCCTCGGATCGAATATCGTCCACCGTATCGCACCAGACTTCGTAAGGCTTTATAGGTTGTCCGGCAAGCTCGCGCTTTTTGGCGTTGTACGCCAAGAACAGAAGATCATCAAGCCCGACGTTCTCGCCGAGTTGTGTAACCTTCAAGCCTGTCTTTCGTTCCCACTTTACGAATTCCGGTGTCGATGCGGTGAACGACTCCGAGTCCCCTGAGAAATATATAATTGTTATCCCTGTTTTCATGCTCCCGATTTCCTATCTCTTAGCTGAATGTCTCTGTAGGTGTTCCCACTACTTGAAAGGATAGTGAGACCGTCTGTGCATCTGGTGCCGAACCGCCGACATTTGGGAACGTTGGCAGAATGTTGCAAGCGAACACGGCACCGGTTACGGCTGTGATCGATGCGGCTAAAGTTGTATTTGGTGCGGATTCTGTGGCTGTCCAAAGTGATTCGCAGAGTGAACCTACTGCGCCCCAATCGGCGAGCATTTCCACATTGAGAGTCCAAGAATCATCTATGGCTTTATAGGCGCGGCCATCTAAAGTTTGGTACGTTTCGATGACGTGATCCGCTTCAAGTGAGACGGTTGTGGCTTGTGCGTCGTAATTTACGGTAGCGATCGTCAATACTAGATCGCGTCCGGTGATGACGGTCGTTGGCATAATTACTCCTAATTTGTCTGGGTGTATTGGGTTGAGAGTTCGATCTCGGACATCAGAATCTCTGAAGCTCCGATCGTCATTGGGACGGGATTAGACACGGATCCCACCGTGTAACCTGACGGAATAACCGCCAGAATGCTTAGGATCAACTTCTCGATGTTGTCGAGTGCCGATGCGTTGGAGTACATAGCGACTCCGATGGTAAGTACAAGATTTACTTTGACGCGTGTAGAAGTTCCGATTAGGTTTGGCTCAAGATAAGGCGTGTTAGGTACGACCGCGGCGAACGGGACGATTGGCGCTTCCGGTACTGCGTCGTAGGTATTAGCTGCAACGCCCGCGATCGCCGTCTTAAGAGCGCCTCGAACGTTGACCGCGATAGATGATGCGGTCATGCCAACATCGCTCCGGTATCAAGTGACTTGCCTAGAATGCCAATAACCCTGTTTAAAAGTGATCGACCCATTCTGTACGGAGTCACTTGGAAATCAACGCCTTCGATTTGTCCACCGGCAGCCGTGATTGATTGGAACACTTCAACCGAGACGACAATGATGGCTTCGTAAACTGCTGGATTTGACGCGTAGATAGTAGCTGCGTCCTTGCCTGACAGATAAGTGTCGCCGTGTGGAATGACGGCGTTTGCGTTAATGTCCGCGTTTGTCTTTGCATAAGAGAACTGATATTCGCCATCGACGGCGGTAACGGTGTAAGTGCCGTTAAATGTTGCGTCAACGCCTGAGACGACGACACTCGATCCCACGATGTAATTGTGTGGAGTGTTTGTCAGTAACGTGGCAACGTTTGAAGCGATCCGGCGATTTGTAACCGCTGAGGAATACGAGACTAGAAGTGGCAGGATCACCAGTTCGCTAGTGTCGATTATTTTTGTGAGATAAGCGTCATTGTAAAGAGAAGAGCTTACGCCTAGCACAGAACGAAGTTCTGACGGAGTGACGAGTGGCATAAGCCCTTCCCTTTCTACTGCTGAGGCGGTTCGGGAGCGAACCGCCTCATGATTGATGTGTTATGGATCAGGTCTTATTTACGCCGAAAGCGCCAGCGCCGATCTTTGTCGCCACTGCGCCAAACGAGTAAACGCCCACGGTGATGGATCCGTCGGCTGTTGACTCAGCGCGTAGTTGATACGAAGGTGATTCGTACCATGTGTATGAATCTGGATTGATGATCATGATTGAGTCATCAGTGTCTGTTGTCGCCGCTGTGTTAGCAGTTACGTAGAGATCAAGTCCCGCCACACGACCGCGAAGGCTTGTAGGTGTTGCAAGGCCAGGTTGGTTCATTGGCTGAGTTACTTCGTTGTAGATCGGACGACCTGAATCATTTAGTGACATCAAGTTTGACCACTGTGAAGTATTCACCAAGATATTACGAGCGAATGGATTTGCAAGTCCGGCTGTTGCGGCGTAAACACTTGCTGCACCGCGACCGATGAACGCTAGAAGTTCTGCGGCTGTTGGATAAGTTGCAATTGATGTCGCGTCTGCGGTTGCACCAGATACCAAGATGCTATTTGTGTATGTGTCTTGCTGCTTTGCCATTGCCGCGACCATATTGCTGAGAAGTTCATTAAAGAACACGGGAGAAGTTCTCTGCAGCAACTCCACTGAGAATTTCTGCTGTCCCGCGAACTTTTTGACATCCACTGAAACGAAGGCGGAGTTTTGGTCTGTCTCTGTGAACGCTGCATCTTCTGCAACGGTTCCGACGGCTGGTGCAACTGTGATCTTTGGAATCTCGAAAGTCATACCGGCATCTGGAAGTGTGCCGCGTGAGATCGCATCGATTGATGGGCGAACGGTTGTCGATAACCCATTGATTACTTCTGCAAGTTGGCGAGTTGGTACAAGACCCGCGTTGTCTGTTGTGTTATCCGCGGCCATAATGTACTGGCGAGCGGACTCGTTACCCATAGCCGCTTGGATCTTGTTTTCAAGATATTTTGCGGCGGTGATCTCGATGCGTGGTGATGAATAAGCGACAGATTTAACTGACGCTGTTACTGACTGCGCGGCTTCGACCGTCTCGACGGTATCCGCGGTTGTGACGGTGTTATCCACTTCGTCTCCTTCTGTTGTTGGTTGTGGTGTTGCTTCTGCTTCTGCGGGCGCAGATTCAGAATCTTGTTCGCCTTCATTTGCGGCGACTTCAGCGACACGGGCTGATCGGACGGCGGGTTCGCTGACAAGTGCGACTCCGGTAAGTTCTCCGGCTAATACGCGCATCGTTCCGTTCTTTTCTTGAACGTAGTCATCGACAGCCAGTTCGATTGAGAAGCCGTCGCGAAGTCCGTCCATAGCTTCAACAAGTGCGTCGGTGCCGGCGGTAGTGTTCGCGATCTTAAAGGTTGCATTGATAGCGCCGTCTCCGTCGAGAGACATCTCCATCGTCTTTCCGATTCTGCGAGTGCGGTCATGCTCAAGGTTTAGAAATACGTTCTTTGGTTCGATGGATCCTTTTGCGAATACCACTTTACCGGTTGACGCGTTCGCTGGCTCTTCAAATGCCACGATGCGTCCGGTGATTGTGCGCGACTCGGAATCAGCCGCGGTGATAGTCATAGGTGTTGTTAGCTTCATCCGATCATGTCCTCTTCTTCTCTTATTTCGTCGATGCTCATCGCACCGATGCGGTTTAGAATTTCGTACACTTGCGCTCTTTCGTAAGGGTTGCCGCGCAAGAAGTCGTCTAGGTCGTACCGGATATATTGCGATGCCGGAGTGAAGTCTGTGAGTGAAAGTCTTTGCTCGATGATCGTAAGCACCGGACGAATCGAGAAGTCGATAAGGTCGCGCCTTTGATTTACAGCGTTGGAGTACGTCATGCTGGATGGATCAGCCGATGCAAACCAAGCCGGTAAACCAATGGCGCGACAAAGTTCCAAAGCGAGATATTGTCTCGCCTCATTCATCTGAAGATTCTTGGGATCGTATCCAATTGTGTCCATTTTAATATCTGCATTTAAGAACGTCACTGCTTTCGACGCTTTGTTCTTGAAAGCGTTGATTAGTGTTGCAACGCGATCCTTTGGAAGTTGTACGCCGTTAGATGACAAGACGATTTGTGGAATCGGATTTAAAGCAAAGTCATAAGCCGCTTTTTCAAGCGCGTGAGCAGATCGAACTGTACGACCGGCGCGATTGAGTAAACCTTCCTGCATATTTCCGAACACGACTAGATCCTCTGGCGCTATCGAATATCCGTCAACACGATACGCGTCGATTTCTGTTCCGAGTCCGTTGGTCAACACTTCAACGCGTTCCGGTGCGATTCTTTCCATCGATTGGATTCTGCCCGTGTCTGCATAGCGAGATAACACTCTCGCATACGCTGCCGGTCTGAAAAGTAGATCTTCCGCGATCCACGCCCAGAACTCTGCTCCGGTGATTCGTGGATCTGGTTGATTAATTACGCGAAAAGATGGAACGGTCTCATTTGTTTCTTTCACTTTTGTTTCAAGTGGCAACGAAGCAACTGTGGAGCAGATGATTCCTCTGGCGCGAGCGATTACCGGTACGCCCATCGCTTCGGATCGTGTAGCTGATTGACCGTAAGCAAAGTACGGCGCACCTAGAGCGTCGATCGAGTTAACCGGCGCAAGTGCGGCATCGACGTTTACTTCGCTCACCGGTGTCGGCGCGGTGATAAAGAAATCTTTGATAGCCATGTCCCTAATTTTAGAGACCCGCTATATCTAACCGATCATGATGTCAAGATCCGTCTCTGGGCGTGTCGCGTAGTGTGTGACGAGCGCAGATGCAACCGTCGCGCACACAGTCGACTGAGAAGCTCGTCGCCCAATCGTCCATCCACCATCGCCAAAGGGTAATCGAGCCGCCGACAAAATTTGCTTCGTCAATTCGGCTTGATTTCCATGTCGAAGTCTCTTTGATGTGATTGCTCCCAAAAGTTCGTCGCAACTT